AAAAAAAAAAAAAAAAAATATGGGAGCGGTTGACCCCTTACAACTGGGTTTCTGGGTACATGAGAATAATTCTCATTAACAGCGCTGTTTGAGACCTATCACTATGTATTGTTAACTACCCCACCCCTTCAAGCTAAAGTGCGACTTTTTTTCAGGGGATATAATGAGGGGAGAGAACTATGTTCTCACCTGAATCGACCACTCATCGATTCAGATCCTCTCTTTTTACGAAAGGAGGAACATGGCACTACGTTCCATAGGAACGAACTACCAAGGCAACGACGCCCAGCTTGAAGCTAGCATCGCAGCACCTTGGTACGAAGCCTGGCTCCGCCGCTTCAAGTCTGACCACCCCGACATCCCTGTAGTCGTGGTCCAGGCTTATGGTTTTGCTCGCGCCTCCGCTGGCGTCCATGCTGGTGGATGGTGTGTAGACTTCCAGATCTGGCATCTTAGTTCTGGTCAGATTAGAAGGATGATCCAGCACCTCCGAGCTTGGGGTGCCGCTGCAAGCTGGGAGCGGAACAGCCTAGATGGTATGGACCCACACATCCATGCCACAATCGATTCTGACGGCGCTGATGTTCATTCGGCGTACCAAACCGTCGCTGTTAAGAACGGCCGGAATGGCCTCGTAAATAATGCAAAGGACCGCTACGCCGATCTTAACCCTTCTCGGTGGCTTACGGCAAAGCAGGCCCTCGAACTGTTGGAGGACATCTTGGCTGTAACCAGAGATGAGATGAAGCTCATCGCGAACTACGCTGGCACTGATGTATGGGGTTCCAGCATGGGCAGCGCCGGCACTGCCCAGCAGGTGCTTCGATCTGCTGCCGACCACACCGCAAACGGTGAGGCTGCTGCGGTCTCTGTGTGGGGGTCTCACATGGGTGAGGCTGGAACTGCGCAGGAACTTTTGTGGCGTGCCGGTGTAGAGACACCAAACCGACTCAAGGCTCTTGACGAGCGTGTCGCAGCTCTCGAAACAGCAATCAAGAACATTTGCATCCATTTGGGTGTGTGATGTTGGAAAAGGACTTCGAGCGAGGGCTTCGTAAAGATCTTCAGCGCATGTTTCCAGGATGTCTATACCTGAAGCTCGACGCTGGGGCGATTCAAGGAATCCCCGATCGTTTGGTCCTTTGGAGGAATCGCTGGGCGGCTCTTGAAGTAAAAAGGGCCGCTCGGTCTTCCCATAGACCAAACCAAGATTACTATGTTGAAATGTTGGACGAATGGTCATTTGCAGCGTTCATCCATCCCGGAAATAAGAAAGAAGTATTGAATGCTCTTCAACAGGCATTCCGATCTTGAAGGCGCACACGCCTTTCTAAGCGCCTCAAAAGGTACGTGGATAGATTATACGTCGGAGAAGCTAGAAGCGACTTATGAGAGCCGTCAGGCCGTTCTGAGGGGCACAGAGCTTCATGAGTTGGCTGCAAAGCTTATCGCTATGAAGGTGAAACTGCCCCGATCACAAAAAACCCTCAACATGTACGTTAACGACGCCATCGGTTTCAGGATGCAACCCGAGGTAGTACTAGCGTACTCGCCTGTAGCTTTCGGTACCGCCGATGCTATCTCTTTTCGAGACAATCTCCTTCGCATCCACGATCTCAAAACGGGTGTCCACCCGGCGAACATGAGACAACTCCGCATTTATGCCGCATTCTTTTGTCTTGAATATCGCCATCACCCGGGAAAGCTCAATTGTGAGCTCCGCATCTACCAGAATGACGATATCGTAATTGAGCATCCAGATCCGGAAGAGATTCTAAGGATCATGGCTGTAACTGAAGAACATAGTGCGCACTTGGAGAGGCTGCGAAGCGTTTATGAGTGAACTATACCACTACGGCACAAAGCGACACTCTGGTCGCTATCCGTGGGGTTCGGGCAAAGAACCATATCAAAGCGAGGGGCATTTCCTTGAAGCTAACAAGGAGATGCGCAAAGCGGGTATGAGCGAGAAAGAGATCGCCACCGCTATGGGGCTCTCTGTCGCTGACCTTCGAACCTATAAGACCATAGCCCACGAAGCACACAACGCTGACCTCGCATCCCGTGCTGTACGCTCTCGTGACGCGGGCCAGTCAATCCGCACCATTGCCAAGGAGATGGGGGTCTCCGAAACAAAAGTTAAGGCTCTGCTCAATCCTAGCGAGAAGAGTAAGTCCGCCGTCCTCAAGTCGACCGAGAAGACGCTTAAGGAGCTCGTTGATACCAAGGGGGCTATCGATGTCGGTCTTGGAGCTGAAGCACATATGGGTATCTCTCGCGACCGACTGAACACGGCGGTCAAATCTCTCAAAGAGCAAGGCTGGGAGGTCTATTATGTCAAGACCACACAGCTGGGAACAGGTAAAGAGACCTCGATCAAATGTCTTTGTCCTCCCGGGATGCAGTACAAGGACCTTGCGGCTCATCCTGAGAAGATTGGGAGCGTCTACCCGGTCTCATATGATGGCGGACGCACCTTCCTAGGTATGGGTGCCAAACCCCGTGGATTCGATCCTAAGCGCCTCTCTGTCCGGTGGGCAGAAGAGGGCGGTACCGACCGTGATGGTGTCATAGAAGTCCGTAGAGGGGTTCCTGAGCTGTCTCTTGGGGCTTCGAACTACGCCCAGGTTCGAATTAAGGTCGGAGATAAGCATTACCTTAAGGGTATGGCTATGTATGCCGACGATATGCCTCCGGGTATTGATCTTCGGTTCAACACTAACAAATCCAAGAGTGCTGATAAACTCAAAGCGCTCAAGGAATTGAAAGATGACCCCGATAACCCGTTTGGCGCGACAACTCACCCACACTACTACCTCGACAAGGATGGTAAGCGGAAGCAGTCTTACCACAACATCGTCAATGAGGAAGGACAATGGGGGCAATGGAGTCGTAACCTGGCATCGCAGTTCCTCTCGAAGCAGAGCCCAGCACTGGCGAAGAAGCAGCTCGGTATTGCCGAGGCCAACCGCAAGGCCGAACTCGAGGAGATCCTGTCACTCACCAACCCTGCTGTCCGTAAGAAGCTTCTTCAGTCGTTCGCAGACGGAGCCGACTCGGCAGCTACGCACTTGAAAGCTGCTCGTCTCCCTCGGCAGGCTACGCAGGTTCTGCTACCTCTACCCAAGATCAAGCCGAACGAGATCTATGCCCCGAACTTCAAGCACGGCGAGACAGTATCGCTTGTTCGTTATCCGCATGGCGGTATCTTTGAGATCCCCACTCTGACGGTAAACAACAAGTACTCTCTCGGTCGCAAGCTTATCGGGATCATGTCTAAGGACGCCGTAGGTATTCACCCTTCTGTGGCTGAACGTCTGTCAGGTGCTGACTTCGACGGTGACACAGCCGTCGTTATGCCAAACAACAGCGGTAAGATTCGCACCGCCCCAGCATTGAAAGGCCTTAAGAACTTCGATCCTAAGCGGGCATACCCTGAATACCCGGGCATGAAAGTCATGACCAAGGGTGACACGGGTAACCAGATGGGTCGGATTTCGAATCTGATTACAGACATGACAATCAAGGGCGCAAGTCCTGATGAGATTTCCCGTGCTGTTAGGCATAGCATGGTTGTTATCGACGCACATAAGCACCGCTTGAATTATAAGCAGTCTTATATCGATAATGGAATCGCCGCGCTTAAGAAGAAATACCAGCCGGAAGGTGGAGCCGGGACTATTATCTCTCGCTCCACAGCCGACACTCGTGGCCCTCATGTGACTTTGAGAAAAGCCTCACGTGGCGGTCCAATTAATAAGAAGACCGGTGAGCTTGTATGGGAAAAGACCGGTGAAACCTACAAGAAAAAGGTAGTAGACAAGAAGACCGGTGAGGTTAGCTGGGTTGATACCCCCGCCCTGTCAAAGCGACCGGGTATGATGACCGTTAAAGACGCTAATCAGTTGGTGTCTTCACAGTCTGCCCCCATTGAACGGGTGTATGCGTCCTATGCAAACAACATGAAAGCGCTTGCGAATAGGGCCCGCCTTGAAATGATCAATACACCTAACGCTAAATGGTCCCCCACCGCTCGTAAAGCATACGCCAATGAAGTGGCCAGCCTTAAGAAAAAACTGACCCGGGCCCAAGCAAACGCACCCAGGGAACGGCAGGCACAGCTCTATGCCAACAGTGTTGTAAAGGCGAAGAAAGCGTCGAATCCAGACATGGACAAAGACGAATTGAAACGCCTTAAAAACCAAGCACTGGCTATGGCACGGGCCCGGATGAAGGCTAGCAAGAGCGACACAGAGGTGACGTTCACGGACCGTGAGTGGCATGCGGTGCAGGCTGGTGCCATCAGTCACTCGATGTTGGAAGACTTGATGAACTATGCAAACATGGATCGAGTCCGACAACTGGCGCAACCACGCACACAGCGCGGCCTGAGTGCGGCCAAGCGAACACGCGCCAAGGCCATGGCCGCTAACGGCTACAGCCAAGCAGACATTGCGTCCGCTCTGGGCGTGTCTACCACAGCGGTGCAGGAGGCACTGAGCTAAGCCATGATAACATACGACGTTGCACTGACCACTACCGACAACCCATACGACCCACTTGATGAGTTCGCTGAATGGTACACATGGGACACCACCAACGGGTACCACACCTGCGCCTACCTGGCACGGGTCTGTAGGACTTCTGAAGAACTTACAGAAGAAGAGAACTTGGAAGAGCGTGAACGTGCGATTGACGAAATCGTAGAACTCAATATAACCGGAAAATACAAGAAAATAAAACAGAATATAACGTAAAATAAGAAGAAAATGACGTGGGGGAGGGGG